TAACTGGTGCTTTTTTATTGGGAACTCGTCCCTTAAACGAGGTTATTACTCGAAGGAGGAAACTAAATGGAAACTGAAATCCTTACAAATCAGGAAACTACTACTCAGAACGCAGAAACCGAACAGGCAGAGCAGAAAACCTTCACTCAGGACGATGTCAACCGCATCGTAGCGAAGAGAGTCGAGAAGTACAGCGACTATGCAGAGCTGAAGGAAAAGGCATCCAAGTATGACGAACAGGTCGAAGCAGGTAAATCCGACCTTCAGAAGGCCACTGAAAAAGCGGAGCACCTACAGGCCGAACTCAATGCCATCAAACGAGAGGCAGAGTTGAGAAATATGCGTGATGAGGTCGCAAGAGCAACAGGCGTACCTGCAGAACTTCTTACCGGAGCGAGTCAGGAAGCCTGTGAAGACCAGGCTCAGGCATTGCTCACCTGGGCACAGCAGAGAATACCGAACGGATACCCTCGCATACCAGACGGAGGAGATCCGATCGGGACCGCTAAAAAATCAACACGAGAACTGTTCGCTGAATGGTTCAACGAAAATGTTTAAAAGAAAGGAAACAGAAAAATGGCAATTGGAACACCTACCAATAGAACAAGCATCACTCTTCCCGCTGAGATGGGTAGAGAAATCCTCGCTAAAATGCAGACCGAATCTGCTGTTATGCAGTTAGCTCGTAAAATCGAGCTTCCTGGCAGAGGCGTAGAAATCCCTGTAATTACCGCAGATCCTGAAGCAGCATGGGTAGCAGAAACAGGAGTTAAGCCTGTATCCAACCCTGGTCTTACCAGCAAGCTCATGAGCGCATACAAGCTCGCTGTTATCGTTCCGTTCTCCAACGAGTTCAGACGTGACGCAGCTGGTCTTTATGACGAACTCGTAAGAAGACTTCCCAGAGCACTCGCTCTTAAGTTCGACGCTACAGTATTCGGCGCTGGCAACGCTCCCGGATCAAACTTCGACACATTCGCTTCCGCAACAGCTCAGAACATCGGCGGAACAAACACCTATGCTGGTATCGTAGCAGCTGATGCTGATATCGCTACACACGGTGGTATCATGAACGGAATCGCTATGTCACCTCAGGGTAAGAGCGTTCTCCTTGGAGCAGTTGATGGAGATCAGAGACCTCTGTTCATCAACAACGTATCTGAAGGAGCAGTTCCTATCGTACTCGGAGCACAGACCGTTCTTACAAAGGGCGCATACGTTGCAGGAACTCCTAACACTGTTGGTGTTGCTGGTGACTGGACTCAGGCTATGTACGGCACAGTAGAAGGCATCAGACTTGACTACAGCTCTGACGCAACTCTTACCTCCGGCGATGACACCATCAACCTCTTCCAGCAGAATATGTTCGCAGTAAGAGCAGAAATCGAAGTCGGATTCCGCGCTGACGTAACCTGCTTCAACAGACTGACTGTTGCTTAATGGTCAAAATGATCAACAAGGCCTACGGAAATGAAATGTGGGTCGCGGACGATAGAGTAGAAGAATACAAGACGGCCGGTCACAAGCTGGCCGTCTCTGATACTGAGAAGCCCGCAGAAGAAAAACCGAAGGCCAAAAAGAAAACAGCTAAGAAGTGAGGTGATCCCGATGGCATATGCAACAGTAGAAGATGTTCAGGCAAGAATGAGCAGAAATATGAGCTCCGATGAGCAGGAAGTATGCTCAAATCTGCTGGACGATGCAGCGGTCATCATTGACGCCTACAATTCAGAAGCTACAGCCGAAGTCAAGAAGGTCGTATCGGTTCGCATGGTCATCAGAGCTCTTGGAAATGGAGACGATACAAGTTCGGCTCCGATCGGCGCAACTCAAGGAAGTATGTCTGCTCTCGGGTATTCGCAGAGTTGGTCAGTCGGGTCTTCGGGATCCGTTGGAGAGTTGTATCTCGGAAGGCTTGAGAAGAAGCTCCTCGGAGTAGGGGACAACATCGGATCATATAGCCCCGTAGAAGCTCTTGTTCCCGATTTGGGAGGCGAATGGAATGATTAAAGGCATTACAGTCACCTTGTACGACAGGGTTCAAACAGGAACTGATGCGCTGAATGCTCCGATATATGAGGAGACAGCCGTGCCCGTCGAGAATGTGCTCGTCACTCCATTATCATCCGACGAGGTTCTTCAGACATATACCTTAACGGGACGCAGGGCGGTCTATCAGATGGGCATACCCAAAGGCGATATGCACGAATGGACCGCGGGCAAAAGGGTCTCGTTCTTCGGATATGACTGGAGAATCATCGGAATGCCTGAAGAGGGTATCGAGAGCCTTATACCGCTGTCGTGGAACAAGAAGGTCAAGGTCGAGTGCTATGAGCAAGGTTAAATTTAAGCTGAATAAAAAGGGCGTAGGCCAGCTCCTCAAAAGCAGGGAAATGCAGTCCGTACTGAATCAGCACGCATACAGAACCCAGTCGAAGGCAGGCGCGGGGTATGAAGTCGAATCGTTTGTCGGATTCGACCGTGCTCATGCGTTGGTATACGCAGAGACTTCCGAAGCCAAAAGAGACAACCTTGAAAACAACACGCTGCTTAAATCATTAGGAGGCGGAACATGATTCTATTCAAACTAATCGAATACCTTACGGGCAGACTCGACGTGTATGTGGGTGTATCCGCTCCCGAATCGACAACAGGCTATGTGTTAATCGACCAGACAGGAAGCAGCAGCAGGAACCACATCATGACGGCAACCGTAGCGGTCCAGTCTTACGGGTCAACGCTCGAGAACGCTATAAGGCTGAATGAACAGGTAAAAGCCGAAATGCTCAGCTTCGCCAGTGAGGACGAAGTGGCCAGCGTAAGGCTCGAAACAGAATACAACTTCACTAACACGGCTACCAAGCAATACCGCTGGCAGGCCGTGTATTCAATTACTCACTATTTAGGAGGAATCTAAATGGCTAACAACGTAGCAAATGTAACTGCAGGCAAGCCTAAAATCTCAGGTGCCGTATACAGAGCAGTAGCAGGAACAACAGCTCCTACTGACTCAACAACCGCTCTGTCAGCTGATTTCAAAGCACTTGGCTACTGCAGTGAAGATGGACTGGTTAATTCCAATTCACCTTCAAGCACAAATATTAAAGCCTGGGGCGGAGACACTGTTCTCGTTATCCAGGAAGAAAAAGAGGACACATTCCAGCTCACTCTTATTGAGGTGCTGAACGTTGAAGTTCTCAAGGCCGTATATGGCAGCACAAACGTAACCGGTACTCTTACAGGCACAAGCGGTTTAACCGTAACGGCTAATGCCAAAGAGCCCGAATACGGTGTATGGGCTATTGATATGGTTATGACCGGAGGTGCAACAAAGAGAATCGTAATCCCTAACGGAAAGATTTCCGAGATCGGTGATATCACATATTCCGATACTGATGCTGTTGGATACGAGATCACTATTACTGCTACACCCGACTCAGCAGGTAACACACATTACGAGTATATGAAGGCAAGCGCTTAATAGCGTAGCCATAGGAGGGCAAAGAGATGAAAGCAAAGTTAAAAGACGGCTTCGAAGTCCAGATCTGCGACAGCGTGGCTAATGATTGGAGTTTCTTAACGGTGCTCCGTAAAATCGACAAAGGCGAGACCGGCATGATCGTAGACGCTGCAGAGAAACTTCTCGGCGGTGAGGAAGAGGTCGAAAGACTTGCGAAGCACTTAGAGGTTGACGGGATCACTCCTGTAGACGTCATGGTATCGGCTATAACTGAACTGATGGAGTCCGTTAACGAACTAAAAAACTCAGAACCCTCTCCAGCATGATAGGTCTCGACGAGGATGCATTAATTTGCGACCTTGCCGAGACTTATTCCATATACGACTACAGGTCGCTTCCGCTTCGTACGGTGGCGACCTTAGCAGCTGGACTGAGGGATGATTCAAGAATAAAACTACGGGCAGCCGATATGACGGTTTCCCAAGATACGATACTTCTCGCTGCGATATCAGACCGAATCGATGCACTGCGATACAGCTTCTCGAGCGAATCAAAGCGCATGAAAGAGATCCCGTCACTCGTTCGGCTTTTGATGGGCGAGAAGAAAGATAGCAACAGCGAAGCGATGGCATTCGATTCTCCTGAGGATCTGATGAAAGCGCTCGCAAAAGCAAGAGGAGAATAAAATGGCAGGCACTTCATTAGGAACTGCATATGTACAAATCGTACCATCGGCGGACGGCATAAAAGGCTCACTGACTAATTTGATGGGTGGCGAGGCCGAAAGTGCAGGAACCGCTGCAGGCACGAAAATAGGCGCATTCGCAAAGAAGGCGCTCGGGAAGGTAGCGGTAGGAGCTGCGATAGTAACATCGCTCAAATCAGCCTTGTCAGAAGGCGCTGCGCTTCAACAGTCCTATTTGGGTGGTGTTGATACCTTATACGGCGAAGCAGCTGACGGCGTGAGGAAATACGCAAGAGAAGCGGCTGCGGCTGGTATCAGCATGAACGATTATTCGGAGCAGGCAGTATCGTTCGGGGCTGCACTAAAACAGGCATACGGCGGAGACACAGCGAAAGCGATGGAAGCAGCAAACACAGCCATATTAGACATGACTGATAACGCTGCGAAGATGGGAACTCCGCTCGAATCCATACAGAACGCATACCAGGGATTTGCAAAGCAAAACTATACGATGCTTGATAACCTGAAGCTCGGGTACGGAGGCACCAAGTCGGAGATGGAAAGGCTCCTGAAGGACGCAGAGAAGATCTCAGGCGTTGAATATAACATCGACAACTTAGGAGACGTTTACGACGCTATCCACGTTATACAGGGCGAATTAGGACTCACAGGAGTCGCAGCGCAAGAAGCATCGGAGACCTTCAGCGGTTCATTTAACGCCATGAAGGCATCGCTCAAAAACTTCTTCGGGTCGCTTGCATTAGGCGAAGACATAAAACCAGCGCTCCAGGGACTTCTGACATCGGTCGACACGTTTGTATTCAATAACCTGATACCGATGATAGGCACAGTCATAAGAGGACTTCCGCAGGTAATTGGAACGCTCGTACAGGAAGGCATACCGATGCTACTGGAGCGTATCAGCTCGTTTATAGCAAACATAGCTACAACGCTCACGGAGAATGCAAACGGCCTTACAAGCGAAAAGGTAAAAGCCTGGGCAGTTGAGACCATTCCGAAACTGTTGCAGTCAGCTGGCGAGTTAATTGGTAAGTTCGCATCAGGGCTCATCGAAAACCTTCCGAAGATAATCAGTGCTATCGGACAGATCGCGCTCTCCATCGTTACGGGTTTAGGTTCGGCGTTATGGCCGAAGATAAGAGAGTGCGCTATAGGAATCAAGGACAGGTTTATGGCGCCTATAAACGATATGCGCGAAAGAGTCCACAATGCTATCCAGTCGTTAAAAGACGGATTCTTGCAGAGGGTTTACTCCATACGCGATACCATCGGCGGAGTCGCTTCGGCCGTCAGGAGCAGATTCCTGTCACCTATAGAAAACCTGAGAGACAAAGTCAAGGGCATAATAGACAAAATCAAAAGTTTCTTCAGATTCTCTGTATCGATACCGCATATTCCACTCCCGCACTTCTACATCAGCCCAAGCGGTTGGAGACTGGGCGACCTGTTACGAGGATCTATCCCGTCGCTCGGTATCAGCTGGTACGCTAAGGGCGGTATCGCTACGAATCCGAGCATCGTAGGTATAGGTGAAGGCACATCTAACGAGGCTATCCTTCCACTTGATCCGTTCTGGAAGCGCATGGATAAGTTAGCGGAGTCAGTCGAAAAGAATGGAAGAGGAGGGGACGTAACTATAAACGTTTACGCAGCTCCCGGTATGGATGTGAACGCAATAGCGGAAGCAGTTGAACGCAAAATGATATCAGCTCAGAACTCAAGGAGGGTCGCATGGGAAGTATAAATAATAGCCTACAGTTTGGAGGCACAGATAGCGCTGATTATGGGATTCTCCTTGCCGGAGATGGCACGTTCAACGCTCCGGAGCGAGACGTGGAGGCAGTAAACATACCAGGGCGAAACGGAGACCTTTTAATTGACAGAGGGCGCTTTAAAAACATCACTGTCGAATATACAGCATACAGCTACGCTACAGATATGGCTACTTTCAGGCAGCAGCTGGGCGATTTCAGAAATGCATTAACATCTCAGACGGGATATCAGAGGCTGTCTGATACGTTTCACCCTGATGAGTATAGGCTCGGTACGTTTATAAGCGGATTCGAAGCGGAGCCGCTGCACTACAATACACTCGCGGAGATCTCGCTTGAATTTGATTGTAAGCCTCAAAGATTCCTCAAAAGCGGAGACGAACAGGTATCAGTCGAAAGTGGCGAGACGTTAACTAATCCGACGCCTTTTGAAGCTCTGCCTCTGATAGAAGTCAACGGCGCGGGTACGTTAACAGTTGGCAATATTTCCGTAACTGTTACAGGCACAACAGATCAGACTATCTATATCGATTGTGAATTGATGGACGCGTATACCGTATCGGGTGGTGCTATCGTTTCAGCCAATGACCGAATCAACTTGAACGAATCCGCATTCCCGACACTTTCAGCAGGGGAGACGGGTATCACTTACACGGGTTTAAGTGCGGTCAAGATTACACCGAGGTGGTGGCGATTATGATTCCTATATTATACGAATCTACGGAAACTCAATTCACTTCAAACGGACTCGGAAGATTGGTCGACACTATTTCAGCGACGGTCACCGAGGAAAGAAACGGAGTGTATGAACTCGAGTTTGAATATCCTATCAGCGGAGAAAAATACGAACTTATAAAAGAAGGCAGAATTGTTGCGGTCACACACGATGAGACGGGCGACATTCAGCCTTTTATTTTGTACAAACGCACCGCCACGATAGACGGAAAGGTCAAATTCAATGCTCATCATCTGTCCTATAGGTTATCCAACATCGTAGTCAAACCATTCACCGCGTCGGGCATAGTTGACGCGATGGCTCAAATCGTACCTAATTCCATGAATCCGAATCCGTTCGTTTTTTGGACGGATAAGGTAGTCACTTCACAGTTTAAGAATGAGACACCGCGTTCAGTTCGTTCTCTGTTAGGCGGTGAACGTGGGTCGCTTTTGGACGTATTCGGCAAGGGTGAATATGAGTTCGACAAGTGGACGGTCAAACTCCATCTTAACAGAGGGCAAGACTCCGGGGTCACGATTCGCTACGGCAAGAACTTATCGGACATCACTCAAGAGATAGACGCAAGCGGTTATTATAACGCGGTAGCACCATATTGGAAAGGCGAGGACGAGACCGTCACACTTCCAGATTTAGTAGTCTTGGAAGACGTGGACGAAATCAGAGCCGTGCCTTTAGATTTAACAAACGAGTTCGAGAACGCACCAACTCAAGCCGAATTGAGAGACATGGCAAGGACCCGTCTTGAAAATTCATCGGGGATCAATATCTCCGAGAATATCAAAGCGGACTTTGTTCAGTTGTGGCAGACGGAAGAATATAAGGATTATGCACCACTTCAGCGAGTAAGGCTATGTGATACGGTCACTATCATATATGAGCCGTTGGGGGTGTACTCCATCCAAAAGAAGGTCATCCGCGTCAAGTGGAACGTGCTTCTTGACAGATATGACGAGATAGAATTGGGCGATTCACAAGTCACTCTTGCGGATCTCGTAGTGGATATGACGCAGAGGATAACCGAAGGACTTCCCACTACATCAATGATGGCAAATGCCATAGCGAATGCCACCAACAAGATAACGGGGAACAAGGGCGGTTATGTCGTTCTTCATTCCGACGCGAACGGTACACCATATGAGTTTTTGGTCATGGACTCACCCGACATCAATACCGCGGTCAATGTATGGCGGTGGAATCTCGGAGGGTTAGGCTTCAGTTCTAACGGATACAATGGCGACTTTTCTTCTTTGGCTCTTACCATGGACGGTCAGATCAACGCGGACATGATAACCACGGGGTTATTAAGTGCCAACCGTATAAGGGGCGGTGTCCTTCAGTTAGGCGGTGAGGACAACGGAAACGGAGTCATGGAACTTCGTACCGCAGACGGAACACTCGTCGGCAGAATGGACAATCAAGGCTTGAGGATGTACGGTGCGAATGGTTACGTCTCAATGAATTACGAAGAAGGCTTCGCAGGGTTTGACCTTAACGGAAATAAACTCTATTGGGTGGCTTCGGATCAGTTCCATATGAAGCAAGCCGTAGTTGAGGAAGAAATAACTCTTTGCGACAAGATAAGATTTATAGACATTTCAAATGCTGACAATACCGGGGTCGGTATCGTCGCGGTAGGAGAATAACATGGCATTAAGCGGAAGTGTATCAACTTCATCATATGAAGGAAGATATTTAACATTGAGTTGGTCAGCCACTCAATCTGTCGAATATAATCAATCGACCATATCATGGGTATTGACCGCCAATGGTGGCTCATCGTCATACTATTACACGGGGCCTGTCTCGGTGACTATAGACGGAGTGGTGGTCTACTCGTTAAGCGCTAATAATCGCTATGCAATGTACAAGGGTACTGTGGCGAGTGGGTCAATCAAACTCAATCATAATACGGTAGGCGCTAAATCATTCGCGGTCGGCATTTCGGCGGCGATTTTCACAACGTCGGTAAACTGTACGGGGTCACAGACGTTCACGCTGAACAACATACCAAGATATGCGTCAATATCAGCAACTGTGTCAAATGTCACAGAAACAACCGCGGTGGTCGATTGGTCATCGGACGCGATAGTTGACTATATATGGTTATCGTTGGATTGGGCGACCACATGGATACCAATCGGCTCGGTCAATGCGTCATCGGGATACTTCAATGTTACGGGATTGCAATCAAAATCAACATACCATGCCGTAGTCCGTGTCAGACGCAAGGACTCACAGTTAACATCTAATTCAGCCAAGTTCGACATCAATACTTATGGTTATCCTGCGCCCGGGGACTTGCCCGAGATTACCATCGGTCAGCCTGCCAAAGTAGGCATATACAACCCTTTGGCGCGTGAGTCGACGGTCAAGGTTTCTGTAGGGAACACCACGATTTTAGAAACCACTACAACGGGAACATCTGTCACGATCCCGTCAACGGTAGCCGATACCCTATATCAATCGATACCGAACTCACGAACGGGAACTTATGACGTAAGCGTTACATATGCAGGGAACACGCAGACCGCAAACGGTACATTCACCGCGCCTTCAACATCAGCACCAATCATAGGGTCAGCATCTTATCAAGATGACGATTCAACCATCACCACTATCACGGGGGACAATCAAAAGATAATCCCCGGCAAGTCGAAACTGACCTTCACGGCTTCAAACTTATCAGCGCAGAACTACGCGACTCTTTCAAGCGCAAAGGTCACCATCAACGGTACTGACTATCCGATGACTCTCTCGGGATCATCTGCGTCCGTGTCGAATATAACCATAACATCCACAGACTCAACCGCTACGGTATATGTGACAGACTCAAGAGGTCTTACATCATCCAAAGCGGTCTCGTTGGATATAGTGGAATATGTCGCGCCTACGATGAGCGCCACGGCTCGAAGGGTGTCGGGATTCTATTCCAATACAGAAATCACACCTACAACGAACTACACCTATATAGGGTCAAATGCGGTAACTATCCAACTCCAGGCGCGAAAGACTTCGGAATCATCGTACTCGGTGACGCAGAATATCAACCCAAGCGGAACGACTACGGTATCACTTGATAATCAATATCCGTGGTATATCTTGCTGACGATAACCGACTCATTTGGTGGTAGTTCGACCTTTGAGATAACCATAGGGAAGGGCATTCCGCTCTTTTACTTCGACATCGTTAAAAGTTCGGTGTCAATGGATATGTTCCCGACTCATTCAAACGCGTTCGAGGTCAACGGTGACATCTACATCAATGGCGAGAAGATAGGCGACTTCGTAGTCGAGGAAGGAACGGACGGTATATGGACATATCGAAAGTGGAATAGTGGCAGGGCAGAACTTTGGGGGAAGTTCAACCAAACTCAAACGGCTTATACTACTAATTCATGGGTGGTAGGCGATTCTTCAACGACTCCTTATCCCTTCGCAATAACAAACCCTATAGCGGTGGCTACGTTAAGAAGAATCAATACGGGCGGAGGAGCGATACTGACATTCGACTATGAAAGGACGGATTACTGGAGCGGATTAGTCACCGCGGTAGTCGGGTCCTACCCTCAAGGGACATCTGCTAATCTGTCATGGTATGTGTATGTTAACGCGAGGTGGGAATGAAGCAGACAATAATTATAATACTAATTTTAATGGCTCTCATGGTGGGAGTCATTTCTTTTATCTATTCAATGCCAATCATCTATTTATTAGGAGGTCTTTTATGAGCAATTCTCCGTTAGTTAATTATGTTAAGTTATCCCCGAACTACGATTCGAGAGATGGAAAGCGAATCACAGACATCACTATCCACCATATGGCAGGGAATCTTACCGTTGAGCAATGCGGTCAAGTATTTCAGACAAGACCTGCGTCAGCCAACTATGGAATCGACTCAAAGGGCAGGGTAGGTCTGTATGTGGATGAGAAATACACGTCTTGGGCGAACGGCAACTTCGCAAGCAATCAAAGGTCAATCACAATCGAACTTGCTAATGACCGAATCGGAGGAAATTGGCACGTTTCCGATACCGCGATCAATAAGTGTATCGAGTTGTGTGTAGATGTGTGCCGAAGGAACGGTATCAAGAGATTAAACTTCACGGGAAACGCATACGGAAACCTTACGATGCATCGTTACTTCATGGCGACAACTTGTCCCGGGGATTACCTCGCATCAAAGTTCCCTTACATAGCAAACGAAGTCAATAAACAGTTAGGCGAGGGCGATGGCAAGTTAGTAGTAGATGGATACTTCGGCGAGTTGTCCACTATGCGATTACAGAGAATGCTTGGCATAGTGCAAGATGGATGGGTAGGAGGACAGACCAACCCTTGCAAGCCTTATATCCCAAGATGGACAACCGCACGATTCAATGACGGCTACACGGGATCAACTACCGTGGACAGACTCCAAAGATATTTGAAAGGCAGAGGCTACGGAGTCGGAACGATTGACGGGTTATGCGGAAAGAACACCATCCTCGGCTTGCAGAGATTCCTCAATGCAAAGGGATACAATTGCGGAACGGTGGACGGCATAATGGGTCACAACACCGCTTGCGCATTCCAAAGATATTTGAATGAGGTAGTTAAGTGAACTATGAAACGATACTGACTCTCATAGGGATAGTCCTCGGGTCTAATTGGCTCGGGAACTTCCTAACGGAGTTATATAAATCCAAAAGCAAAAAGAAAACACCGTCCGAGGTCGTATTGAAAGCCTTATGCAGAAACCATCTTTTAAGCAGAGCGGACTACTACCATGAGATAGGTTATATCCCGTCTGACGAATACGATGATATTCAAGAAGAATACGAAGCATATGAAAAGTTAAACGGTAACGGACGGGTAGCAAGAGAATACGGAGAGGGAGGGGCATTGAAGTCGCTCCCGATAAAGTGAGGTGTGAAATGAAGCTAAAAAATACTACATTCGATATTTTGAAATGGATTTGCCTGATAGTTTTACCCGCGTGCGCTTCCTTATACATGGGACTCGCAAAGGTATGGCAGCTGCCGTTTGAAGTCGAGATCCCACAGACCATCACCCTGATAGACGCATTTTTAGGAGCGCTCCTGGGGGTATCGACTATCAACTATAACAAAGACAACCCGACTTTATAAGCCGGTCCGAGAGGGCCGTATCGCTCTCCTTAATAATATAATAAATGTAAGAGGCCCCGGGCGTAATTGCTCGGGGCTTTTTACTTAGGAAACGATTGAAAGCCTCGTGTAAGGCTCTGCTTTGCGTTTTCAGCGAGTTTCAGCGGATAGTCGAAGAACTAATCACTTGAACTTTGATTCTTCTAATTTGAGTGAAAAACTGATGCCCTGGAATACATCGAAACGCATCAGGAGGCTCCAGTAATGAGATCCAGCGACAACTTTTTTAACGTCTCCGCGCATATCCTGAGCGAACTCAGACGGAACGTACCCGATATCGAAAAACTCTTTACTACGTCCTTTAGGAGCTGCATACACTTTCAGCGCGTTCGAATCTGACTCGTTATCAGGCTCAGGAATGACCTTGCAGCGAAGATATTCGGAAACTTTACACTCGTTCAGATCTATTTCGGCTGCTTTCAACAGCTCACGAATTCCGTCGGTATGGATATGCCAGGAAGCGACCTCGACAGGGTAAGGAATCGAGCGAACGCTGGACTTTACTTGCATCGGCTTAACTGATTTACTAAACAATCCCATAATAACACCTCCGAATCAATTATATCACGTTTTAGTTATTGACAAAAGGTAAAAATGGGATTATTATATATACAGTGATTCGATCAATTGCATATACTGACAGGGCGGTGAGGGAAGACCCAAACCGCATTAAAAATAGCGCTAACTATTCCTAAAATCATAAAGGTCGGCAATTTTTCCGACCCATATTACAAGGATACCAAAAGGGCAGGGAATAGTCAAGACAACAGCTACATATGCAATTCGAATCACCGAAATATAATGAATCTTATATGGAGGTGATTTTTTAATGAGAAAACGTGTTGTGAAGCAATTCGCCATCGTCCAGGGAGACTCGGCTCAGACATTCACAGACGAACTTAACAAGAAGCTGGTAGAGCTGGAGGGAAAGGACATCTCTATCGACTTCTACGAGAACTTCCTCGGAGCGAGGATCTCCTGGCCCGAGAACATCGGAGAGGAGCCTGAGACGGTAGAAGAAGAATATGAAGTCCTCGGAGCGGGATTCCGCTGCAACCAGTGCCCGATGTTCCAGCTTCAGTTGAAGGCGGACGGAACGGCAGACAGCCGTGCTAAATTCGGCAGATGTATTCTTAAAGATTACGGCAGAGTATGCGGAACGTCCAGGGCGTGTGAGAAGTTATATCAGATGATCCAGGCAGGGGAGGTGCAGTTATGTTTAGCAGATTAAGAAAAAGAATCGGAGCGGTGCTCGTATTAGTTGGGTTTGTAGCTCTTATCGGAATGGCAGGAGCTGATGATGTGGCCGTAGCAAATGGGATCCATTCGCCTATCGTTCCGCTGATACTCAAAGGCATCCTGTTCCTCGGTATGATGGGAACCGGTGCGGTGCTGATCGGAGGCGAGACGGATGAGGATAGTCTATAAGAAGCCAGGCGAACCGGCAGAGGCTCGCAACGTACCGAATGAGCTGGATGAATGGCAGAAGCTCGTTGGCGGTTACATCGAGACGGTTTACCTTACAAGAGATCTGATAATGATAGCGAACGAAGAGGGCTTACTGTTGGAGTTAGCACCGAATTTCAAATATCACGGTCAGATGATAGTCGGCCCGGTCGTATTCGTCGGCGTAAAGGACGATGAGTTTATCGACATCGACCGCGACTGGGAGCGGAAGATAATCGAATACTATAGGGAGGTTTGAGATGAGAAAACCAAAGGAGAAGTACAAAGTCTATCTCGTTGGCAAGGGCGTAGGCTGCTATGCAGAAGACTACTGCAACGACTTCCTGGGAGAGACCTGGGCTGTGTCAGAGAAGCAAGCAATAAGCCAGGTAAGATATAGGAAAGGTGGCGGGCCGAGCACTTGGATACTCGGTGACTGCTTGGACGAAGGGGCTGTATATTTCAGCTTCAAAGCGATTAAGGAGGAGAGAGCGTGAGAGACACAGAATACTACAGAAACAGAAGAGCGTATATCGAGGGCTTATGGTCCGGGCTGAAGAGCTTCGGGGACCTCGAGTCCATCCAGTACGCCTGGAGCATTAAAAAAGACGGCGAGTATATCCGCATACAGGACAGCATAAACAACGACATATATCTCCATATCGAGGGGCTGACGAACGCAGAAGTCTACAGGCAGATAGCAAAAGTGGTGCTGCAGGGCGACTTCGAGGGATGTGTTCCAGAGCGCCTCATAACGGATATAGAAGAAAAGAGAAGCATAGCGCCACTGTTCAGGGAGGTGGACGGATATGATAACTGAGTACAGAGTAAGAGTGAAGTACGGGTATTTAGCAGAGTTCGTCTTCAGAGCTGAAACGTTCAAGGAAGCCGGGTACATAGCAGACCAGTTCCTTGACAACCTAATAGAACCTGAAGCGAGCAGAATAACGATAAGCATAGAACCATATAAGAAGCAGATAGAGGAGGATGTTGAAGATGAGCAAAGGACTGACAGGAGACTTCCGTAAGTACATGGATAAATCGTTCCTGGGATCGTGGGACGTGCCGGAAACAGGTGACCTGGTGCTGACGGTCGATTATGTAGACAGAGACGAAGTACAGAACGACAGAGGAAAAGAAAAGAAGCTGACGATTCACTTCAAAGAACACGAATACAAACCGATGATATGCAACACGACCAACGCCAAAGCGATCAGCAAGGCGTATGGGTCGACCAAAGTAGAGGACTGGGTCAACAAGAAGATAGCCATATACAAGGCAACGATATCGGCATTCGGGCAGACTCAGGAATGCTTACGAGTCAGAGAGTACCCGCCGAAGACCGACGAGTTTTACTGTGAAGACTGTGGCGAGCTGATAACAGACCGCGACGGACACAAGGCAAAAGCAATCGCAAACAATGCACTGACCAAGTTTGGCAGATATCTCTGCTATGACTGTGCGGTCAAGGCGAAGAAGGAACAGGAGGGCTGACGATGGGCAAAAGATTTAGAACAATAAGAGAAGCCTACAACGAGATTCTTGCGGAAGACCCCAAGACCGCAATCACGGTAAATGGCATAAGAGAAGCTGTAAAAAACGGAGAAATCGCTTGCAAAAACATCGGACGTACTCAGGTAATAACGATAGAAGACGTATATGATTACTATACGCCAAAGGAGGCCTGATATGGAACTTACCAACACCAACTATTTCAGCCCTGAAGCGATGCGTTCCTATTGGAGCGTGTCGCAGTTCAAGGCGTTCAATAAATGCGAGGCGTGCGGGCTGGCAGAGGCAAATGGATGGTATCAGAGAGAGGTCACTGATTCGCTTCTTATCGGCTCATATGTGGACGCTTACTTTTCGGGTGAGATGCCTCAGTTCATGGAGCTGAACGGAGAAAAAATGTTCAAGAAAAACGGCGAGCTGCTTGCAAAGTTCCAGCACGCAAACGAGATAATCGAAGCGGTAAAGAGCCAGCCGTTAATGATGGACTTCTTAACAGGAGAGAAGCAAGTAATAATGCAGGCAGAACTGTTCGGAGTGCCCTGGAAGACCAAAATGGACGTATACGACGAAAAGCGCATCGTAGATCTGAAGGTCGTTAAGGATTTCGACGACATATATGATCCTGGCTACGGATGGCGCTCCTGGATAGAATACTGGGGCTATGACATACAAGGCGCGGTCTATCAGAGAGTTGAGCAGATCGTATCGAACCGAACCGAACCACTTCCATTCTATATCGTAGCGGTAACGAAAGAAAAGACGCCTGACATCAAGGTGATGCATATCCCGCAGCATATACTCGATACGGCTTTGAAGATAGTCGAGGCAAAAATAGAACGCTTCGACCTTATAAAGCAGGGAGAAGTCGAGCCGATACGATGCGAAAAGTGTGACTACTGCAAACGCACCAAGAAGCTGACCGCTCCGGAAGAGTACGAGATTAAGGAGGCTGTCTGATGAATCTTCGAGACTGTGAGAGCCTCTACAAATGCGGTATGGGAACGGACGAGAAATGCAGCAAGGCGTTATGTCCGTTCTACAAACCGCCTAAACCGAAAGAGAAGCGAATCAGGTACGTGCTGGACGATTTCTCTGGAATGTGGAGAGAGGAGGAAATTGATGAAACAGATACTGATATCTGATGAGCTGAACACCGGCGAGATGATCAAGAAAATCCGAGCCGAGAAAAACATAACCATGCAGGATCTATCCGAAGCGTCCGGAGTTTCGATATCCGCCATATGCCGATACGAGAAGGGCGCAAGGGTCCCGAATATGGGCACATTCGACAGACTGATGAAGGCCATGGGCGCCGACGTCACGATAGTCACTAAATAAATACGTTATAAGGCGGGGCGGTTTCTCCTTTCAAGTTGTTCAAATAAAAGACCTTCGTAAGATTTTCATACACCACCTTTCAAACCCCTTTCTGTAACATTCAATTACAACCCTATCGCCCCGCTTTATATATCCCATTTAAGGGTGAAAATCGACGATTTCAGCGAGGTTTGAACAACTAACAAGTAATTTATCATAGCGGAGGGAAAGATGAATATTCATATGATACACGGCAGACTCGTAAGAGATCCTGAGTTCACTAAAGGCAACGAAGACAAGAATAGCAGAACCAACTTCACCGTAGCGGTAGACAGACGATACGGCGACGAGACGGACTTCTTCGATTGTGTTGTATTCGGCAAGCGCGCAGAAGTTATCCACAAGTATTTCCACAAGGGCTCCGAGATCTTGCTGACAGGAGAGGGACAAATCCGCTCCTATGACGATAAGAACGGAGTAAGACGCAAATCATATAGCATAGCCTTAGCGGACTTCGATTTCTGCGGTTCCAGGCTGGCTGATAGCGATTCACAACAGACCGCAGCGGAACCAAATCCGGACGGCTTCAAGGAATTAGATGAGGATATACCATTCTGATGATATTAGTTGACACAAGGGAAAAACCGAAAGCAATCGGCAAAATACTGGAATACTTCGACAGTCACGGCATCCAATACGATACGAACAAGTTATATTTCGGAGATTATATGGAATACACTAACCCTCAGCTCGTAATAGACCGTAAACAGAACGTAGCGGAACTGGCTAAGAACTGCACAAGCGATCACGAACGATTCAAGCGCGAACTGGAACGAGTGAAGAATGCCGGAGCTCACCTGGTCATATTAGTCGAACAGGACAGGTATAAAGACCGCGACGAGTGGGTAAACATCCGGGACATATCGGATCTGATGCTGTGGTCTTCGGAACATACTCAGGTACGTGGTGAGAAGGTATACCGAATCCTTGCGAGCTGGTGCGCTAAATATCCGATTTCAGTCGAGTTCTGTGATAAACGTTCAACTGGTCGGAGAATCGTGGAAATCCTCTACAAACGCAAAACGGAGGCTGATAAGGGCATACACGATCCTGAATCTGCGTACGATATCTGCAAGAGGGTGATAGGGCGATGAACGGATACATAAAAATCGACAGAGGCATAATGGACTGGGAATGGTGGGACGACGATAAAGTCCTGAAGCTGTGGCTGACCGTTCTGCTTCTTGCCAATTGGGAAGATAAAAAGTGGTATGGCAAAGACATCCCGAGGGGTTCGTTCTGGACTTCAATCGAATCGCTCTCAGAAGCCTCAGGATTAAGCACTCAGGAAGTGCGCACTGCATTATGTAAACTTATATCAACAGGCGAGTTAACAAGCAAAGCAACAAACCACGGAAGGCTCATAACCGTAGTAAAATATGGGGTTTTCCAAGATGACACATCAAAAAGCAACAAGCAAATCAACAAGCAACCTAACAAGCAAGCAACAACAACTGAAGAAATAAAGAATAAATATATTATGGGGAGAGGAATTCGACGTGATTCTTGCTGAGGACATTTTAATCGGGATGTGGCTACATGGGGAGCATTTAGATGATCTCCACTATGTAGACCCAAAATACTTTAAATACTCAAACGTAGTACGAGACTTGAAAGGAGGGACTCCTACCAGCGAGATCTACGCCAAGTATAAAGACATCCGTTCCGAACTGATACAGATGACGCTCGGCTACTCTCCGGCCATATATGAATCGACTGTCAGGAGCCTGATAGACCAGCAGACAAGAGATAGTATAAAACAGACCGACGATATCGAGAAGGTCAAGGAACTGATAGCGCTCCGGGACAACTACATGACCGAACCGGTACAAGGCTATAAGGATTATGCTGTATCATTCGCCAGGGAAATGGAACGGAAGCGCAAACAGGAGCTGATAAAGTGGGACGGAATACCCGACTTGCAGGACCTGACACTCGGTATTAAGAGAAAAGAACTGACTGCCATAGCAGCGAGACCGTCTGTAGGTAAATCAGCTTTTGCGCTTCAAATAGCATACGGCGCCTGGAAGCAAGGCGAAAAGGTCTTATACTTCCCGCTCGAGATGAGTGCACTTCAGACGTTCGGAAGGATCCTCGTAAAAGAGGGCTTTATATCAGCTAAAGAGAACCAAAGCGGAGACATTAAAGACAATGACAAATATATGCTGGGCGTAGATATGCTGAACGATATTGAGAGTTCCGGCCGGTTCCTGATCTATGAGGGCGTCGGCCAGATTGAAGCCATTGAGAGACTGATAGAAGAGGAACGGCCGTACTTGGTTGTAATAGATCAGCTGACACAGATGAAATCTCAGCAACAGTTCAAGGACATCCGGAGCCAATTCTCTTATATGACTTCAAGCCTAAAGCGGATAGCAATGCAGCAGAACGTAGCGATTGCATTGCTGTGTCAGATCAACCGATCAGCTGACAATATTAAGCCAACGATGGCGAACCTAAAAGAATCGGGATCCATTGAAGAGGATAGTGATAACGTCATACTGATGCACCGATACAGGAAAGGCGATCCGGACATATCTAATTTCGAGGCTGGCATAGACTGGGACAATATCAGGCCGATGGAGTTTAACCTGGCCAAGCAGAGGGACGGCGAAACAGGAGCATTCTGGGTCTACTTCAGACCGGCAAAAATGACTTTTTATCAGGTATACGAAGGAGGGGCTAATGGATAGAATCGAAAAGAAACTAAAAGACGCGCTCAGGGATCTGAACGATGTATGCCTGAGCTACTACCTGGTGGATGGTCTCGGGTGCCGTAAATGCCCGCTGGATAAATACCGCTGGGACGACGGGACTGAGTGGCATTGCTTCGTAGCAGACGTGATGAACGACAGCGAAACTGATACTTACACAGTTTATATGGAGGATATGACATGAGGATACATCCATGGCTTCCAGAGCGAACCAGCTTCGGGGACAAGCCGTCCTGTGATAATTGCAATCGGTTCGGAGAAGACTGCGGACGGAGCGGGTATATCTGCGGTAACTGGGAAGAAGCTGAACAAATACAGATGACGCTGAAAACCGAAAACAAATGGGAAGAGTTTGACGATGATTTATAAGGAGGAGAGATGAACGAGCAGATTTCAATGCTGAAGAGCAAGCCCCATTGGATTCCAATAGAACGAGGAGACAGAGGATACAGTGCAGGCGACTTTATTTGTTCCGAATGTGGAAAGCCTTGCCCGTGTTATCACTTAACTGAATATTGCCCTAATTGTGGAACGAAAATGAAAGGAGAAAACAAATGACAGAACGTGAAAGATGTGAAACCTGCATTCACGCGAAACCATTCGGAGGATCTAACGATAACAGATGTGGTGTGTGGGAATGTGACTATATCAACCGCAAGGAAGCAATAGAAGTTTGGAAAGCATATCAGAAAGGAATTATCGTCATAAAAGAACTATCATCTTCGGCAGAAGTGAAAGGAGAATGATATGGAACTGATATCAAGAGATGAAGCAATGCGGTTATTAGAGGAAGATTTCTATGCTTTAAGAAGTCGTGGAGACGATGAAATAGCAGAGGTTTGTCTCCTCCATCGCATTGAAATATCAAATCTTCCCACCGTAGAAGAACGGAAAGAGGGGCATTGGATAGATGCAGAAGAAGTCAGCAAAATGTTAGATGCATACCTTGCGAACTGTTCTGTTTGCAATTGCCAAATGGATGTTCACGAAAACAGAGGATATTTCAAGTACTGTCCTAATTGTGGAGCGAAGATGAAAGGAGAGGCGAATGACTAACCTTGAAAGAATAAGACGGATGGACGCAGATAAGATGGCGATATTCCTTGATATGGCAAGCGAGGGCGATATTGATTGGGGAATGACATTCTGTAGCGATTGCGAACAGACCAAAGAAAACGGAATGTCTTGTGAGAAGTGCATCAAGTGGTGGCTTGAATTAGATGTCGAGGACGATGACTATTACTGCGTAGATTTCAGAGTGAAATGACGAAAAGGAGAAGCGAATGACAGATGATACGGTTAAAATCCAAATGAAGTCTGCTGATGAAGTCAGAGCAACAAGGCGAGTCGTACTGTATAAGGACGGATGCGAAAGAGAGTTCTGTCATCCAATAGCAGAGTGGGAATGGTGTCGGGGTTGTAAAGAACGGGACGAGGAGAACCACTGTTGCCATAGGTGGTCAAATACGATTCGGAATACCGTGGCAGAATTGGAAGAACACTACGGAAAGTACATTACCAAGCACGACCAAACTCTTGTGATAGACTATCCCGACACCGATGATGTTCAAACCATTATAGTGATGGATGATGAGGGATTCACACGGGTCTTTGAAGAAAGGAGAAGCGATGAGCATAATACTTAAAGGTGTGGAGATCCCAGACGGAACGGATTTCGCACATATAACATTTACTAAAAAAGGCAACTTTTTAGACGATATTGAGTTCTTTATAGATGAGATCGTCCAAATTCCGAAGGATCACGGAAGGCTGATAGATGGCGACGAGTTGGTTAAGCACTTGAGAAAAGACCCTCTTTTCGATTTGGTAGAGCGGTACGGAATAAGCGGTGTAATTGAAAGCCGTCCTACGATATTAGAAGCGGAGGAGTGAGATGATTCAATTCATAGCAGGTGCGATATTCGGAGCGGTGTTCGGGTTTATCCTGGTCGCATTGATGACGGTAACAAAAGAAGCGGATAAGAGATGACGGTAAAGGAATTTTTAAAACAGTACGGGGAAGCTGAAAGGCAAGCCGAACGATTAAAAAAGGAATATCAGGAAGAAATAGAACGAATCGGGAGCATCAAGTCACCAACCGATAACGACGGTATGCCACATAGTACAAACATAAGCAGGACGGTCGAACTTCAGGCGATACGCTTAGCAGAGAAGGCAGAGGAGTACAAGGAAGCTCAGATCTATGCGATGAAGAAACGTCAGGAAGTATTCGACGTGATCTGGAACGTTCCGGGCATCGAGGGGCAGATTCTATACGAGCGGTATATCAACCTGAAGAACTGGGACGATGTGGCTGAATCGGTTCACTATTCGCTCCAGCACGTCCACAGACTTCACGGAGCGGTTCTGCTTGAATTGCAGAATGTGATAGAATGAGACATTTTTATATGTTACGATGATACCGTCAGAAATGGCAAACGAATCACTCCAAGCCGGAGCAATCCGGCGAACATGGCCCGACGGTTCGTACTTCACTGGTTAGACTCCAGTGCGGGCCTCTTCAACATCCCTAAATCCCCAAAAGGAACGGAACGAGGCAGCTCCGTTCTTTTTATTAGGAAACATGAGCAAAATTAACCCACGCTACGCCAACGGCAATACAAGACGGAAACACCGGGCACGAATGAAAGCCATGGGGTTACCCTGCGGTATATGCCAGGGCAGGCTCGGGCCGATTCATTACGACGAACCTTCAAACGCTCAGCATCCGCTCAGCTTCGTGATCGATGAGATCCATCCGGTCAGCAAATGGAAGCTGTTCGGATATGAGTCTCCGGAGGCAGCTGCCCAGGACTGGGACAACCTTCAACCAGCTCATTGGATATGCAATTCCCGTAAAAGCAATAAAGTTCCGGAACTTGAAGGTCGGAAGGTAATCAACATAGCAAACGTAAAAGACGGCGACTGGTGACGGGTGGGGCGGGTAGCCCGTACCCCGGCCACGGCGCGAAGCCACGGGTCCAGCGCCGCACAGGCCGAAAGCATTTTTCCACATCTGAATATCATGGCTCGGATAGCGATTGCAACGCGACACGGGAGGGGCCTACTCCCTTCCGGGCCTTTTTAATAGGCAGATTACGGAAGGCGGTAATCATGGAGAACTTAGTAGAATACAGCAAAACGGAGGCGAAATGATGGGCTTATTAGAAGCCGCACAGAGCGGAGACAAGCGCGCCACGCTGATCGCCTTACGCGACAAGCTGGCGGAAACAATAGAAAACTGTGAGAGTGGGAGAGATATGGCTGCCAATTCAAAGAGGTTAATGGAAGTTATGGCGGAACTTGAAGCCCTTCCAGATCCCGCTACTATAAAAGAATCAAAGCACGACCGTCTGAAGAAGAAGCGTGAAAACAGGTAACCAGTTCCCAACGTTCGAACGCATAGGGGATTACGCCTATTCTATTAGTGAAGATGTCGCAGAAATGTTTGCGGAAGACGGTGGAGCAACATTCTATCCGTCGCAGCAGTATGAGCTCAGGCTGATGCTGGCGAGAAACGGCGACGGGTCCCCGGCAGCTTCAACTATTGGGATATCAAAGCCGAGGCAAAACGGCAAAAGCTATGCAGCACGGTACTATGCTGCTTATATGGCCGTATTTGAGCACAGGGACGTGCTTTACTCGGCACACCATAGTTCTACAACTAAAAAGATGTTTATGGCCCTATGCGACCTTTTTGAAAGCCCTGAAAGATTCCCGGACTTTGCTGCGGATGTTAAAAGCGTCAGTCACGCCCGTGGATACGAGGGCTTTTATTTTAAGGACTGGAAAGACGAGGAGGGCAAAATACACAAAGGCGGCTGCATAGAATTTGCGACAAGGACGAACAGCGGAGCAAGAGGAGGAACCTACTCCGTAATCGTAATAGATGAGGCGCAAGAGTTGACCAGCGACCAGCAAGAGGGAATGCTCCCAACTGTATCCGCTTCGTCTGACGCGCAAGACGCCTCGCTAATGCCGCAGCAAATATATATCGGAACCCCTCCGGGCCCCACTTGCAGCGGAACTGTTTTCAAGCAGATGCACAGCTCCGTGCATACCGATGCAGATCCTGCCCTTTGGTGGCTCGAGTGGGGCATAGAAACGGATGATCTTGTGAAAGCCATACCGGACAAGGCTACGGCGATAGAACTCGCATACAAGACAAATCCAGCAATGGGCTACAGGATAGCGGAACGGACAGTCGAAAACGAATACGAAACGATGAGGCTTGATGGCTTCGCCCGTGAGCGTCTCGGATGGTGGACTCCGATAGTGGAACATGAAGTCGATTACGCGATACCCGCAGACATATGGGACGCCTGCCGTTCCGAAGAACCGAAACCCGAAGGCAAGGCAGCATACGGAGTCAAATTCAGCGCAGACGGTTCGGCTGTTGCGCTTTGCGGTGCGGTCATACCGGCAGACGGTCCGGCTCGAATCAGTTTGATTGAACTGAGACCGACGGGCCAGGGCATCAGCTGGTTGGCAGACTGGCTGAACGCACGATATCAGAAGGCTTCCTGTGTAATCATAGACGGACGGAACGGAGTTGATGTACTGGTAGAGCGGATCGCCGATACCTGGAAGATGAAAGGGTCTGTTATAAGGCCATCGTCAAGGGATATGATCGCAGCGGTCAGCACGTTAACGAATGCGCTGAACGAGAAGGCCGTAACGTGGTTCTACCAACAGGACGCATTAAGGGAGAGCGCAATAACTTCAGTAAAAAGACCCTTCAGCGGTGGCTGGGGGTTTGGCGGAGACAATTCCGCACCGATAGAAGCTGCTTCCCTTGCATTATGGGGAGCGCAGAACAGTAAAAGAGATCCAAATAAGAAAATGAGGATAGGTTAATGGGTAGATTACTTAATCCGGAAAAAGTATACGGTATAGGCGAGCGGGAGAGAGAAATGCTCCGCCAACTTATGATCGTATACGAGAACGCAGAAAGCAAAAACAGACTAAAAGAACGATATTACAACGGCAAGATAAGACTTAATGAAGTAAACCTCGGGATAGCACTTCCTGAAGGTATGCGAGGCCTTGAGATTGGATGCTCATGGGGAGCGAAAGCGGTCGATGTACTTGCATCACGTTCCATGTTCGACGGCTTCGTAGGAGAAAACGGCGAAGAAGTAGACGAGCTGACTCGAATCGTACAGAGAAATAATCTTATAGCAGAGTACCCGAAGGCTTGCAGAGACGAGCTGAAGATAGGGTGCTCTTTTGCTACGTTATCGAGTGAGGACGATAATACCTGCCGTATACGTTTCCATTCTACCAGCTCAGCTGCAGCGGTATGGGATGGAGAAAAAGGACGAATCGCTTATGGTATGGCTGTAATCGGTTCCGAGAATTACAGAGACGACACTGACAAATGGTATGCGACTCTTATAAGGCTCGATACTGACGAGGCCGTCTGGATCTTACGCAAGAAGGACGGAACGGAGGACTGGACAGCGACAGCGATACCTCACAAGATGGGGAGACCGCTGATGGAGCCTCTGATCTACAATTCTACGAGCGGTAAGCCGTTCGGTCAGTCCAGAATCAAAGAACCTGTAAGAAGACTGATCCAGGGCTATGTGAGAACCATCGCAAACGCAACTATTGGCCTCGAGTTTTCTACGGCCCCGCAGAAGTATCTGCTCGGAGTAACTGATGACCAGTATGACGCGGTGGTTAATCAAAAGTTCCGTCAGTACGTGGGATCCATTATCACCAGCACAGTCAATCCGGAAACAGGTGAAAAGCCTTCATTCGGTCAGCTTCAGCAGGGCAACATCTCGCCACACGTTGAAATGCTCCGAATCCTGGCTACACAGTTCAGCGCAGCGACAGGCTTGACCGTAACGGATACAGGCGTAGTTAATGACGCCAATCCGACCAGTTCCGACGCGATCCTGGCGCAGTCACAGACGCTCGTCTTAATGGCGGAACAGCTGAACGCAGGAAACGGAGACGCACTGAGGAACATCGCTTTGATGGCTATGGCTATCGAGAACGATACGAACATAGACGGGCTGACCGACACACAGAAGAGCATAGTCGCACACTTCAAAAACCCTGCTATGCCGTCCGTAGCGGTAACAGCAGACGCAGCCATCAAGATCGCTTCGGCTCGTCAGGGATTCGCTGATACTGATACGTTCTTGGAAATGATCGGATTCGACCAGGCTGATATCAGGAGGATAAAGGCACAGGAACAGAGAGCGAGAGGGCTGGCCGTCCTGGAGGAGATTGAAGAGTAATGGCAACCATATTAGCTAAGTCGTGGGACAGATATATAAATGCTCTGCGGAAACTGAACACAAAGGCCACTAATCGGATGCTTGCGAAAATAAACGAGGTCGGGACTGACGACAGGGAAGCACTCGAGGAGCTTATAAGGTACGCGTATGGTATCGCTACGAGATACGGCGAAGGGGCTTCGGCTCTGTCAGCTGAGATGTATGATGCACTTGCAGAGCTATCAGGGAAAATCGTTCCGCCAGCGGTTCCAGCTCCTACGGCTTCGTATGGGGATGTAGCGAAGGCAGTATATGGCACTAATTTACAGTCGAAAAACCCGCAGGTAATGGCTGACAGTATCGGCAGGCTCGTCAAGATGGCGGGAGTCGATACGATGCAACGGAATGCACTCCGTGACGGGGCAGAGTGGGCGTGGATACCGCGAGGCGATACGTGTGCTTTTTGTATTATGCTCGCTTCAAACGGATGGCAAAGGGCATCAAAGAAGGCCATCAAAAACGGACATGCGATGCACATCCATGCAAACTGTGACTGCACCTATGCGATTCGGTTCAGCCCGGACGTAGAGGTAGAAGGGTACAACGACGGTAAAGAGTACAGAGATATGTATTACGGAGCCGAGGGAAGCACACCTGAAGAAAGGATTAACTTTTTAAGGCGAGCACAATACACCGAGTCAATCGAGGAAAAGCTACAAAAGCAGATAGATGAAACTGCAGAAAAAATAAATCAGTTGTTTTCACAAGCAGCTAACGATCCAGCGAATCTTCAATACTACAGCGATGAAATCACAAAGCAGACTCGTAAAAAGTCAAGTCTCGAATTTAAAAAACAAGCCGAACTGAATTACAGGTTGTTCAATGATCCTGCGGTAGTAGCTGAAAGAGAAAATACACTCCGCCCTTATATTAACAAAATAAAGAACAACGAACGCGAGACTCTTGTCTTAGTTGATAGAGAAGGGAACGTTCTTTTGGTAAAAGAAGGCGGTAAAAATAGCGTTTCGTTTGAGGGTCCTAAAGACAAAAACTATATTTCGCTACATAATCACCCTGGAGGGACTGTATTCTCGGTAGAAGACGTCGAGGAGTTTTGCAGGAACGAGTTCGAGATGCAAGTTCAGGCTAAAGGAGGGCCTCTTTATAAGATTCAAAGAGACTTTAAAAACGAAAACGTTAGCCTTTTAAACAATTTCCCAGCGGAGTATAAAAAAGCCTGGAAAGACGCATACGAAAGGGCTTCAGGTGAAGTAATGATGTCCGAAAAAGCGCTTGAAATGCCATTTGGAGAACTTGAAAAAGAAGTGAAAAGAGAAGCCGATAAAATTCTGATACGGTACCTTAAGGAGAATGCTGATAAATACGGATATATTTTCATGGCTGTATAAGAGGAGACAATATGGCAGAAATAGTTCTTGACAAGAAAACAAATGAATTGATAGAGGATATCATAAAAAACAAACTAAACGAAAAGCGCAAGGAACTAAACAGCTCCGAAGCAGAAGAGTTTAACGCCAATTAATTACAGGAGGAAATAATAATGGCAAATACCTTACCTACAACAATGGAATATTTTGATAACTTACTTGGCGAACAGCTCACAGAAGGTGGCGGTTCAGGTGGCGGTGGGTCAAGTGATTTAGTCCCGTTAGAATTTCAATATGTCCCCAAAATACGCGGATACGAAAGCGTTAAGACACTCGGCGAAATAATTGCCGATGCTGATTCTATGAATCAGTGCATTACTTTTACAAGTGAATACTTTTCTGAAGGTATCCCTGTAGGGTATACAGAAGGCTCAACATATCGTTTAATTTACGCTGACAGCGTAGACAATACAGCGGATGTACGATTCGTACCGACAGATAGAGTTTACCATGCAAAAGAAATATCAATAACTGGAAGCGGAAGCAATACCTTCCCTCTTTCAATAGTTGGCAAATAACCATCTCATAGCACTTAAAGAGCATGAGAGAGTTCGCAAGGGGATTCTATGCGACTTAATTAAATAGTTCAACTTAGCACCGTAACTGGTGCTTTTTTATTGGGAACTCGTCCCTTAAACGAGGTTATTACTCGAAGGAGGAAACTAAATGGAAACTGAAATCCTTACAAATCAGGAAACTACTACTCA